CGACGTCGACCAGTCGCGCAAACTGGATGATGTATTCACGGAACACGTAAGCCTGCGTTTTACTGGCCGACAGAAAGATTTGGTTATGGCCGGTCTTGAGCGCGCGCAGCAGCGCCTCGCGGGAGAAATAGAACGTCGCGCCAATCTGGCGGGATTTGAGAATGTCGCGAATACGGTGCGCCAGTCCTGCGCGGTACCACTGCAACTGGTATTCGAAAGACTGGTCGAAAAATAATTCCTCCAGTTTTTCGATAGCCTCGTCGCTGAAAAAGTTCTTTTTCGGCTTCTTACGCTCGCCCTTGTTACGGTTGGCGACGTTGGGGTTAAGGTCGACCTCGTTGCCGGTCTGGCTGTAGCGGTTAACGCGCGCCAGTCGCTCAATCTGTCGCCCGAGCAGGTCAATCTCTTTGAAGTCGCCGCCTGACTTTTGCGGCTTGGCGATGAGCTGAATCAGGCGCGCCTCAAGGCTGCTTTCGACGCGGGAAATCGGTGCGATGCCGTCCCAGCCGTCGCGCTGCTTCCAGCTCTGCACGGTCGGGCGCTTGACCTGCAGCATTTCGGCAATCTGTGGCACGGAAAAACCCTGCCAGTAAAGCAGCGATGCCTGCCGTCGCGGGTCATGCAACAAGGTTGTATCGGTGGAAATGGTCATTGATGCCTCGCCGTAGTGGATTCAGGGCAAGGCTACTTAATGGCCGTCAGTGATTCGCTAAGGTGCTGTTGTGTGGGCGGTTGTCCAGTCGTCATTGGTGGTCTGGCGTGGCCTGAGTCTGGAAACTGGCGTTGACCAGTAACCCCAACCTCAGGACTCCTGACAATGGCAAAAAAAGTCTCAAAGTTCTTTCGCATCGGCGTCGAGGGTGACACCTGCGACGGGCGCATTATCAGCGCCAGCGATATTCAGGAAATGGCCGAAACCTATGACCCGCGCGTCTACGGTTGCCGTATCAACCTTGAACACCTGCGCGGTCTGCTGCCCGATGGCGTATTCAAACGTTATGGCGATGTTGTCGAGTTGAAAGCCGAGAAGATTGACGACGATTCTGCGCTTAACGGCAAATGGGCGTTGTTCGCTAAAATCACCCCGACCGATGACCTTATCGCGATGAATAAAGCCGCGCAGAAGGTCTACACCTCAATGGAAATTCAGCCGAATTTTGCCAATACCGGCAAATGCTACCTCGTCGGCCTTGCTGTCACCGATGACCCGGCGAGCCTCGGCACTGAATACCTCGAATTCTGCCGCAACGCGAAGCACAACCCTCTGCAGCGCTTTAAGGCCAACCCTGAAAACGTCTTTTCCGCTGCCACGCTGGCCGAACTGGAATTTGAAGACGTTCCCGACACGGTGCTCAACAGTCTGGCCGATAAGGTGAAAGCCATTTTCAGCCGCAAGCAGGTCAGCGACGATGCGCGCCTGAATGATGTGCATGAAGCGGTGACCACCGTCAGCGAGCATGTGCAGACCAACCTGACCAAACAAGAGGAGCGCATTTCAGGAATGGAAGCCGCGTTTGCTTCTTTCAAACAGGAAGTGACCGGCAAGGTTGAAGAAACCAGCCAGGCATTTTCCGCCCTGAAAACCACCCTCGACAAAACCGAAAGTTTCAGCCAGCCGCGACGCACGAAAGCCAGCGGCGGTGGTGGCGATGAGCTGCTGACCGACTGCTGATGAACCGCAGACCGAAACCGGGCGGTAACCCCGCCCGATGCTGTGACTAACCGATTAATTCAAACAGGAAATTCTATGCGTCAGGAAACCCGTTTTAAGTTCAATGCCTATCTGACCCAGCTCGCCAAACTGAACGGCATCAGCGTTGATGACGTCAGCAAAAAATTCACCGTCGAGCCGTCCGTCACGCAAACGCTGATGAACACCGTGCAGGCGTCATCCGCATTTTTGCAGACGATTAACATTCTGCCGGTCGCAGAAATGAAGGGCGAGAAAATCGGCGTCGGTGTGACCGGCACCATCGCCAGCACGACCGACACCTCGGGCGACAAAGAGCGTCAGACCGCAGATTTCACCGCGCTTGAGTCCAACAAGTACGAGTGCAATCAGATTAACTTTGACTTCCATCTGACCTATAAACGCCTCGACCTGTGGGCGCGTTTTCAGGACTTCCAGCGCCGTATTCGCGATGCCATCGTCCAGCGTCAGGCACTGGATTTCATCATGGCCGGGTTCAACGGTACCGCCCGCGCTGATACCTCAGACCGCAGCAAAAACCCGATGCTGCAGGATGTGGCGGTCGGCTGGCTGCAGAAGTACCGCAACGAAGCCCCGGCGCGCGTGATGAGCAACATCACCGACGCTGACGGTAAGGTCGTTTCGGCGGTGATTCGCGTCGGTAAGAACGGCGACTATGAGAATCTCGACGCGCTGGTGATGGACGGTACCAACACCCTGATTGACGAGATTTATCAGGATGACCCGAAACTCGTTGCCATCGTTGGCCGTAAGCTGCTGGCCGACAAATATTTCCCGCTGGTCAACAAACAGCAGGAAAACACCGAGTCGCTCGCGGCGGATATCATCATCAGCCAGAAGCGCATCGGCAACCTGCCAGCCGTGCGCGTGCCGTACTTCCCGGCGAACGCGGTATTCGTGACCACGCTGGAAAACCTCTCTATCTACTTTATGGATGAGAGCCACCGCCGCAGCATTGATGAGAATCCGAAGAAAGACCGTGTGGAGAACTACGAGTCGATGAACATCGACTATGTGGTCGAGGCGTACGCCGCCGGTTGTCTGCTGGAAAACATCACCCTGGGCGATTTCACCGCACCAGAAGCACCGGAAAGCGGAGAGTAAGCCCATGACGAGCCCCGCACAGCGTCACATGATGCGGGTCTCGGCCTCTCAAGCCGCGCAGCGGGAAAAAGCCCCGCTGCGCCACGCAACCGCCTACGAGCAGATGCTGGTAAAGCTGGCCGATGACCGCCGCACGTTAAAAACCATTCGTTCAAACGAACTGAAAGCCGCGAAAAAGCGTGAGCTGTTGCCGTTCTATGCGCCGTGGGTCGCCGGTGTGCTGGCTGATGGCCGTGGTGCGCAGGATGACATTCTGATGACCGTCATGCTGTGGCGTCTCGATGCCGGTGATGTGGCTGGCGCGCTGGAGATTGCGCCCTACGCGCTGAAATACGGCCTCACCTCTGACCATCGACGCACCACGCCTTACATGCTGGTCGAGGAGGTGGCGCTTGCCGCGCTGCGCCTGCGCGATGCCGGTGAGCCTGTCGACCTCGCATTACTGCTGACCACCATCAGCCTGACCGACGGTGCTGACGTTCCCGATATGGTGCGCGCCCGTCTGCATAAAGTGACCGGCCTGACCCTGCGCGATGCCGGTCAGAGCGCCGAAGCGCTGGCGCAGTTTCATCGCGCGATGCAGCTCGACCGCAATGCCGGTGTGCGCAAAGAGATTGAGCGACTGGAGCGCGCATTGAAGCCAAAGCCAGAGGCAGCCCCCCGTAAAACGACTAAACCGCGCACGCGCAAACCTGCCACCAGACCGTCGGCAAAGCGCGGGCGTCCACCAAAGGCGGTAAAAACCGCCGGTTAACTGAACGCTCCCCGAGCCGGGCGGCACGCCGGTCAAAGCGGGTTTTGACCCTGACGGCGACCGGCGTCCACCGCCCAACCTAATGAGGTTGTCATGACGACAGTAATACTGAATCAGCCCGACGAACCGCAGGACGTACCGGGCGTGGTGATTCCCGCACCGGAGACGGGCGGCGCAGTGATTAAAAATACGTTCTTTTTTCCTGATGTGGATCCGAAGCGGGTGCGCGAGCTGATGCGCCTTGAGCAGACGGTTTCCGATGCTCGCCTGCGCAACGCCATCAAGACCGGCATGGCGGAAACCAATGCGGAGCTTTACGACTACCGGCTGCGCCAGATTGCCGCCGGGTTTAAGACACTGGCCGACGTGCCTGACGCCGAGGAAATCGACGGCGAGAATGTGCGCGTTTTCCACTACCTGAGTGCCGTGACCGCGATGGCAACTGCAACCCTGTATGAGCGTTATCGCGGCGTTGAGGCTACCGGCAAGGGTGACAAAAAAGCCGACAGCGTCGAAACCACCATTGATGACCTGTGGCGGGATATGCGCTGGTCTGTCTCGCGCCTGCAGGATAAGCCGCGCTGCATCGTAGGTCAGCTCTGATGAAAGTCTACGCGATGCAGGGCGACACCCTCGACGCGCTTTGCGCCCGGTATTACGGACGCACTGAGGGCGTGGTCGAGTCGGTGCTGCTGGCTAATCCCGGCCTGTCTGAGCTGGGCGTCATTCTGCCGCATGGCACGGCGATTGACCTGCCCGACGTTGAAACATCACCCACGGCGGAGACCCTGAACCTATGGGACTGAGTATGGAAAAAATCACCACGTTTATCGCCTACTGGCTGGCCGTGGGGCTGGCGTATTTCGGGGCAATGTCGCCCGAAAAACTGGCGCTGTATGTGGGGAGTCTGTGCGCCATTTTTACGGCGGCGGTGAATTTCTGGTACCGGCGCAAAACCTTTCGTTACCTGACCGAAATGGGAATCGACAAAGGGGTGACCCGTGAGCTCAATCGTTAAACGTTGCAGTGTGGCCGCAGTGCTGGCGCTGGCGGCACTGATACCTGATTTTCGTCTGCTGAATACCTCGCCTGACGGTCTGGCACTGATTGCAGACCTCGAAGGGTGTCGCCTGACACCTTACCAGTGCAGCGCGGGCGTGTGGACATCAGGCATCGGCCACACTGCCGGGGTGGTACCGAAACGCGATATCACTGAGCGCGAAGCGGCGGCAAATCTGGTCGCCGACGTGCTGAACACCGAGCGCCGTCTCGCGGTCTGCGTGCCGGTCACCATGCCGCAGCCGGTTTATGACGCGCTGGTCAGCTTCTCTTTTAACGTCGGCACCGGCGCGGCCTGTCGCTCGACGCTGGTCTCATACATCAAGCGTCATCAGTGGTGGCAGGCGTGCGACCAGCTCACCCGCTGGGTGTACGTCAATGGCACTAAAAACAAAGGGCTGGAAAACCGCCGCGCGCGGGAACTGGCGTATTGCATGAAAGGAGTAACCCAATGAAAAAATATTTACGTTCCCTGATGTTCGATGCCCTGCTGGCACTGGTGCTGCTTTGGGGGCTGGTATCGCCGCAAAGTGCTGCAATGAATTTTGTTGCCGCGTGGGCGCTGTTTGGCAGTTTTGTCTGCATTACGGCGAGCCTCGCATTACGGCGAGCCTCGCCGGGGTGGTGTGCATTACGGCGAGCCTCGCCGGGGTGGTTGCTTATGAGCACTGGCTGCGAAATACCGGCAAAAGCATTCCCGTCAATCCAGACCTGATGAAGGTATTCCGCGTCGTCTTTTGTCGCAAGCCATCGCAGGCGCGCCACGCATGGTCTCTCATTATCTTCTCTGCTACCACGGGCTGCTTATTTGGGGCAGGCTGGATCTTTACGGCGCTGCTCTACCTGCTTTGTGTTCTGACCTTTAAGGCCGTTCGCGAGACTTACCGCCAGCGCATTGAGGGGGCTGGCCTGTGTCCAGATTCATTGTGATGTTTCTGGCCTCTGCGCTGGTACTGGCTGTGCTCGGGCTGCTGTGGTTGCGCCATGAGAACGGCAATTTATCCCGCTCCTTTGAGACGGCAAACCGTGTCGCGAGCGAGCAAAAGACGACGATTGGCATGCTGAAAAATCAGCTCAGTGTTGCCGGTCAGCTCGCCAGACGTAATGAATCTGCGCAGGTGGCACTGCGCGAACAGCTCGCAAAGGCAAGCGCAGAAGCCAGCCGCCGTGAGCAGACGATAACGAGGTTACTTAATGAAAATGAAGCCTTTCGCCGCTGGTATAACGCTGCCCTGCCTGATGTTGTGCGTCGGCTGCACACCCGCCCCGCCTGCGCCAGCGCCGGTGATTGTGGTCAACGGATGCCCGAAGGTGAGCCTTTGCCCGATGCCGGGAAGTGACCCGAAAACAAATGGTGACCTGAGCGCGGATATTCGCCGTCTTGAGGGCGCGCTGACCGCCTGTGCGCTGCAGGTCAAAACCGTCAAACACTGTCAGGATGAACTCGATGCAAAAGCACAAAAGCCTGCGCAAAGCGCTGATTAACGCCGTGCCGCAGCTGAGAAATAACCCCGATATGCTGCGCCTGTTTGCCGACAACGGCCATACGCTGTCGTTTGAAAAGGTGTACG